CAGAGCCACAGAAGATGAAGTTGTAGAGGCACTGAAGTTTATACAAGAACATTTCTACTTTGTAGACAGAAAAGGTGGACTACCTGATGTTGACTGGATTTTAGAAAGAGCCAAGTTTTGCGTAGACAACTACAGCATAGATGGATTGCTGATAGACCCATACAACGAGCTGAGTCCTATGAGAACCCTAAGAGAAGATGAGCATATCAGTATGCTAATCAGCAAGATCAAAAGATTTAACCGAGAAACCAATACTATAACATTCCTCGTGGCGCACCCAACCAAACAGATCAGAAATGCAGAGGGTAAGTTTGAAGTCAAGAGTGCCTATGATATCAGTGGTGGAGCTATGTTTAACAACAAAGGAGATACCATAGCCATTGTTACAAGAGATTTTGAGAACCATGTAACACAAGTCAGGATATGCAAGGTTAGAGAAGATACCATACAAGGCTCTATTGGTGAGTGTACCCTGAGATTCAACCCTCAAACTAGATGCTATGAAGATACAGGGTTTGTATATTAGAATATTTTAGAAAGAAAAAGGAGTGAAAATGATTGAAGTAATACAAGGAAATTGCATAGACAAAATCAAAGAACTTGAAGACAACTCTATTGATTGTGTTGTATCATCACCACCTTATTTTGGATTAAGAGATTATGGAACTGCTGAGCAATTCGGTTTAGAAAAGTCTTATCAAGAATATATTGCCAATACTGTTAAGGTATTTGAAGAATTTAAACCTAAATTGAAAGAAACTGCGACTATTTGGTGGAATGTTGGCGATAGTCATGCCATGTCATCAATGACAGGTCTAAAAGCAAAAGATTTAATTATGATTCCTAACAGAGTAGCCATAGCACTACAAGATGCAGGTTGGTATATTAGATCAGAGATAATTTGGCATAAACCCAACCCAATGCCTGAAAGTGTTAGAGATAGACCTACTTCTGCACACGAAAAAATATGGTTAATTACCAAGAATGAAAGATATTATTATGATATAGATGCAATTAGAGAGCCTTGTACTACTTTAGAAAAAAATATAAAAGGTGGAAACGCAGTAAATAATGAGATAAAAACAGAATGGGGTAAATATAAATCTGATGAAAATGAAAAAAAACACAGGCAAGGAATGTCTAAAACTAGAGGAACTAAATTAGTAGAAACAAGACCTAAACTACCAAGTCAAAAAGAATTTGTTAATTATTTAAGAAATAAAACTACATTGCAATCTTTAGTTAAAAATACTGATATTGAAAAAACAACGATAGAACATTGGTTTAGAAATGATGAATTAGGTTTTGCTTTTCCATCTGTGAAAAATTGGAATAAAATTAAAGATTTAATAGATGATTCGACAGATCAATTTCATAATATTAATTATGGTCTTACATATATAGAAACTCATCTAGATGAAATTAAAAATAACCCAATAGGTAGAAATAAAAGAAATGTTTGGACAGTTAACACTAAGGGTTATACAGGAGCACATTTTGCTACATTCCCACCTGAATTGATTGAGCCATGTATTAAAGCAGGTTGTCCTGAAAGTGGTGTTGTATTAGACCCATTTGCAGGTGCAGGAACGACAGGTCTTGTAGCCGACAGATTAGGCAAAAATGCCATATTAATTGAACTCAATGCAGAATATGTAGAATTAATCAAAAAAAGAATATATGGTGATAGCCCATTATTTAACAGTTTAAAACAAGATTAAAAATAAAGATTAAGAAGATACAGGGTTTATATATTAGCAAATACTATTATAAATAATTGTAAATATATGTTGACCCAGTATGGGTATATGTTAATATGTATATATGGGGTTGATAAAAACTCTTAAATATAACGAAAAACGAGGATAAAAATATGGAAAAAAAATTTGTGATAATGTTAGAAAATAATAGTGTAGAAACAATATTAGCATCTAATAAAGTAGATGCTAAATTAAAAGCAGAAAAAAAGTATGAGGGTGTAATATTCGTATCTGAACTTACAGATGGTAAATACTCTTAATAAACTAATAACATAGTGTGGGTGTCACTTAAACCACCCAAAAAATTAACGAGAAACGAGGATAAAAATATGTTTGGAATGAAGAAAGAGTTAAATTGGGGAAAAGTAGACAAAGAAGTTAGTGATGAGCTTTATGTTCTTTTAAAACAAGAAATCAGAACTACTTTAGATAAAGAAACTACTGATTGGATTGATTTACACAGCAACAGAAGTATCAAAATATTTATTCATGGTAATGTTGATAGAAGATATACAACATATGTTGAAAACTTACTTATTGCAAGAGAAAGAGCAGGGTTTGATGATACAGTTTGTAAGTATCAATAAAATCAATTCTCCCTAAGAAGAAGAGTAGCCAAATGGTTGCTCTTTTTTTTTATTTACTGTATAAAAAGGATATATGCCTAAAATAGTAAACAAAGATGCAGAAAAGTCAGATATGGTAACTATGTTATCAGGTCTTGGCATAACTCATGAGCAGATATGTTCTGTACTCAAGATCAGTAAACCTACCCTGTATAAATACTATCAAGATGAGCTTAACACTGGCAAGGCAGAGGCTAATACTAAGGTTGCTCAAAATCTATTTAGAATGGCTACTGGTGAGGGTAGAGAGGCAGTAACAGCAAGTATATTTTGGCTAAAGACTCAGGCTAACTGGAAAGAAACGCAGACCATAGAGGTTAAAGATGCTACAGAAGAAAACGAACGATTCAAAGAATTGGCACAGAGAATTCGAGATCATAGGCTCTCAGAATCAGATAGCACTGAACTTACTCATTGAATGGTGGGATAAAGCAAGAGATAAACAAATTATCTCAAAAGACCCTAAGTACAATATACATCTAATTATTGCTGGTAGAGGATTTGGCAAGACTCTCAGTGGCAGTTATGACCTTATAGAATACTGTTTACTGAACGCTGGTGTAACCACAGCAGTAGTAGCGCCTACCTATGGAGATTTAAAACGAGTAGTCTTTGCAGGTGAATCAGGATTAATAAAGATTATTCCACCTGAACTCTTATCAGATAAAGGCTACAACAAGTCAGACAGCACCATAACCTTTTACAATGGCTCAACGATTGTTGGCGTTCCTGCTGAGTCCTATGATCGACTTAGAGGACTAAACATCTCAAGAGCATGGTGTGATGAGTTAGCATCTTGGAACTACAGAGAGGCGTTTGATAACTTAATCATGGCACTCAGGATAGGAGATAATCCTAAGTGTATAATAACTACTACACCAAGACCTATACCACTCATTAGAGAACTTGCAAAAAGAGATGATGTTGAGGTCATTAGAGGCTCTACCTTTGAGAATGTAGACAACTTAGCGCAGTCAACTGTTCAGATGTTCAAAGAAAGATATGAGGGTACTCGTATTGGCAGACAGGAAATCTATGGTGAGATTCTTGAAGATGTAGAGGGTGCGCTGTTTAATTATAAAGATATAGAACAGGCAAGGCTAAACTCCCACCCAACACTACAGAGAATAGTAGTTGCGATTGACCCTGCTGTGACCAGCAACAAAGACTCAGATGAAACTGGAATAATAGTTGCAGGTAGAGATGAGAATAATCATTTCTATATTCTTAATGACTCAAGTCAAATATCTAGTCCTGATATATGGGTCAAAACAGCTATAGATTTGTATAAAAGATATGAATGTGACAGAATTGTAGCAGAGGTTAATAATGGTGGTGATCTAATTGAAAGACTTTTGCGTACACAAGATGAAACAATACCCTACACAAGCGTTAGAGCAAGTAGAGGCAAGATGGTTAGAGCAGAACCAATATCAGCACTCTATGAACAGGGTCGAGTGCATCATATGAATGTATTTAAAGAATTAGAAGAACAGATGTGCCAATTCACAGGTATTAGTGTAAAATCACAACATGATGATAGAATTGATGCTTTAGTTTGGGCGTTATCATCTTTACAGAATAGTGGTAAAGCAGTATTTAGAATTAGTTGAGGACTACATGGGATTATTTGATATTTTTAAAAAACAAAAACAAAATATGAGCAAAAAAAATGCTCCAAAAATAATGATTAACAAGTTAGATGCCTATGCAGGTAAGACTAACAAGACATACAAGTCTTATGCTAAAGAGGGATATCAAGACAATGCTATAGTACACAGATGCGTAAAACTAATAGCAGATTCATCAAGTGCTGTTAAGTTATGCGTATATCAAGGTGATGAGAAGTTAGAATCTCATGAGCTATTATCTTTATTAGAAAGACCCAACCCTCTACAAAGTGGAGTAGAATACTTTGCATCTTTGTATTCATATCTATTAATCTCAGGAAACTCTTATTTACTTAGAGATTCTGAAAACTTTACACCACCAAAAGAATTATATCTATTAAGACCTGATCGTATGGAGATTAAGGCTAGTAACAGCATTATACCTGCTCAATACGATTATATTATCAATGGAATGGTTACTAACTCATATCCAGTAGACCAAACAACAGGTCAATCACAAGTAAAACAAATTAAACTATGGTCGCCATTAGATGATTACTATGGATTATCTCCTTTAATGGCTAGTGCTTACAATGTAGATCAGCACAACTTAGCTGGACTGCACAATGTAGCGTTACTTAAAAATGGTTGTACGCCTAGTGGTATGTTGAAGTTTGAGCCAACAGATGAAACTGGAGCTAGTGCATCACTAACAGATGACCAACGAGCAAGACTATTAGAGGACTTAGAATTTAGATTTCAAGGCTCTCATAACTCAGGCAGACCTATGTTGTTAGAGGGTAACTTTGAATACAAGCAACTAGGACTAAATCCTAAAGATATGGACTTCTTAGAACTGCTAAACCTATCTGCAAGAGAGATAGCATTGGCGTTTGGCGTTCCAGCTCAGATGCTTGGAATACCTGAAGCTAATACATACAGCAACATGGAAACAGCTAAACTAGGTATGTATGAAGAAACTATTATACCTTTGCTCACAAGAGTAGAGTCTGATCTAAATGAGTTCTTAACACCTCTATACAACGAGGATATTTATATTAAGTATGATATAGACAGTATTCCTGCTATGGCAGAAAAGACCAAACAAGTGTATTTAGATGTAAGTCAGGCAGTAACAGCAGGTATTATCACTAGAAACGAGGCTAGAGCAAAACTAGGACTAGAACCTATTGATGGCGCTGATGAGTTATATATACCATCTAATCTATTCCCAATCGGTGAGAAAGATGATGATACTCCAATGGAAGATGATGATAACGAGAAACTCTATGATCTAGCCTATGGAACTAAAGCAAGAGTAGATGTTGACACTTTTACCACAGAAGAAGAGGCAGAAGAAAGAGCAGAAGAGATAGGTTGTGAGGGTATACATTCCCACGACCAAGATGGTCAAACAGTTTATATGCCTTGCAAGACTCACAGAGAATATGAGTCATTACTAGCAGATGGGAAAGCATTAAGTGATATTGATACAAAACCAACTGATAGCATGGCATCAGAGGCTCAGAGAGGCTTAAATTGGCGTAAAGAATTTAATAGAGGTGGAACATCAGTAGGTGTTGCACGAGCTAATCAACTGGTCAATAAGGAATCCTTATCAGTAGATACTGTTTTAAGAATGTATAGTTTCTTTTCAAGACATGAAGTCGATAAACAAGGACAAGGGTTTAATCAAGGAGAGAAAGGTTATCCATCAGCAGGTAGAATCGCATGGGCGTTGTGGGGTGGAGATGCAGGATTTAGCTGGTCTACCAAGAAAAGGAATCAGATTGAAAGAGAAAGAAATAAGAATATAGACCTTGAACTAGAAGAAAAGGTTGCTGGAGTAACAGGCTCTACTTTAAAAGCATTAGAAGATAAAGTAGAAGAACACAATAAAAAACATGGAGATAAAAAAGGAAAGAGAGTGACTGTAGGTATGTTGGCTCGTGTATTTAAACGAGGCATAGGTGCTTATAGAACTAACCCTCAATCTGTCAGACCATCTGTTAGACAACAAGGTGGAGAGGATAGATGGGCTTTTGCTAGGGTTAATGCTTTCTTGTCTGCTGTTAGAACAGGTAAATTTTCAGGTGGTAAGTTTGATTTAGACTTATTACCAAGTGGACACCCTTTATCCTCTAAAGATTAGGAGATAAAATTATGCCTAGTAAGGACAGATCAAGTATATCTATACAATTTGCTCATGATATAGTCAGAGCATGGAACTTACCAAACATGAAGTGTCAAAAAGATGTATTCACCTATTTAGGTAGAGATACAGACAGTTCAACCATGTCATTCTACAGACAACAAGCAGAAGAATTGACTGGTGTTGAGTTAAAACCTCATAATAACAAATATAACGCAATTACTAGAATACAAAGGCAGAACTTACCACCATTAACTAATCACGTAAGTGTTAGTAGTGATGTACCTTATGCAATGTTAGTATTCTCAGATGCTCACTTTGAGGGTCATGAAACAGCGTCATATCAGATAATGCTTAAAGTATTGAAAGATTTAATCAAGACTAGACAACTAAAATGCGTGGTGGCTAATGGAGATATTATGGACTTATCTATTTTATCTACCTTTGCAAAATACACCTTAGAGATAACTCCTAAAGAAAGAACTGTACAACAAGAGATATTAGACTCTCAGAAACAGTTAAACAAGATTCAAAAGATAATAAACAGCTCAAAATACCCTGTCAAACAGATAGCAACTTTTGGCAACCATGAAACAAGACTATCTAAGTTTGTATCTATGTGGGGTAGACAATTTGAAGATTTTGAGGGTTTCAAGATGCAAAACATATTCCCTGATTGGGAATGGGCTATGAGTCATTTAGTAGATGATACTGTCATGATTAAACACAGAATGAGAGGTGGTATACATACTGCCTATCAAAACTCTATGAGATCAGGATTAAACATAGTAACAGGACATACGCACCAATTAAATCAAAGAACCTTTAACACTTACACAACTACTTCAATGGCAGTTCAAACAGGACATCTATCAGAGGATTATCACCCTTACTTAGAGGACAATGTAGCTAATGACTGGAACAATGGATTTGCTGTCATTATGGTAGACCCAGTAGAAAAGACCATACACCCTGAGTTAGTACAGGTTAACAATTTATTTAGAACTGCATATTTCAGAGGCAAGAAATATAAGGTATGATGAGTAATGTTAGAAAAATATCCTTTAGTAATGGTAGATTGGGAAGATCATACAGCATCAGCAGAATGGGAAGATGATGTTGATAGTTGTACCTATGAGGTTTGTAGGACTATTGGTTGGTTAATAAAGGAAGATAAAAAGTCGTATAAGATAGCTAATGCAGTTACAAAAGAATCAGGTGTAGGTGGAATTTCTGTTATACTCAAGTCCTGCGTAGAGGACTTTTGGCATATAGAGATGAGTGATGAAGAAACCTGAAAGAGAACACCTAAAAAAAGTAGCCGAGCTAGGTTGTATCGCTTGTGCTAAACTAGGATATCATGATACACCAGCAGAAATTCACCACATTCCAAGTGGAGCTATGGGAAAACGATCAAGTCATTTTAATGTGATTCCACTATGTCCACATCATCACAGAACATCAAAAGAGTCCTATCATTTAAATCC